CGACGGTGACAAACCAGTGGGAGACTTTCCGACGGTGACAAACCAGTGGGAGACTTTCCGACGGTGACAAACCAGTGGGAGACTTTCCGACGGTGACAAACGTGACCCATCCGTGCCGCTGTGACCGTTGCTGAGGGGCATTTGTCACGGTTGCACGGTTGTCACGGTTGTTTTTGAGGGAGTTTCGCGAACGTCTTTCCAGTGGGAGACTTTCCGACGGTGACAAACGTCTAGTCCTAGGACAGGCCTCTTTGCTAGGACGGCGCAAACGCCCAGCCAGCAAGGGGCTGTCCTAGCTGTCCTAGGTGTCCTAGGAGTTTTAAGTTTTAAACGCGCATATTATAGGCACTGTCCTGTGGGCTCTGTTACGTGTGTAAAAGGAATGTGATTTGCTAGGACACCTAGGACACTAGGACACCTGCGGCCTTAATTCCCTAAAATTTAACATTTGACCTGTATGCGACTTTCTGATATAATCCTTATATCGGGCGCGGTGCGCTTGATCGTTTTTGGACAATTAAATCAGGGAGAAATTCGATGAACTTCGAATTTAATGACGGCGGCCGCGCGGCTGCCGGATACAAAGGCGACGCCGGCGACTGCGTCTGCCGAGCCATAGCCATCGCCGCAGACCTGCCATACCAAGACGTCTACGACCGACTGGCCGAAGGCAGTCGGTCGCAAAAAAAACGACGCTCCGCGCGCAACGGTATCAGCGTCAAACATAAATGGTTCAAGGACTACATGCGTGAACTGGGATTCCGGTGGACGCCCACGATGCAAATCGGCAGCGGGTGCCAAGTCCACCTGAAAGCGGAGGAGCTGCCGGGTGGACGTATTATTTGCAACGTTAGCAAACACGTCTGCGCCGTCATAGAAGGCACAATACACGATACACACGATCCTAGCCGCGACGGCAGCCGATGCGTCTACGGATATTGGGCACTATAACACTAACCCCGGATCGGGGATCGCGGCTCACGGGTCCAGATTAGCTGGGGACGGGTCGCGGCTCACGGTCCGGGGTTTCTTTTTTCGGCCTATATAGTGATTTATTCTCCAGAAATAAAAATAAAATATTTGGTCAAAATAGCCGTAACCGGTGTAACCGTGTAACTTTCGGCTAAAAACCCTTTATATATATAGGGTTAAGTAGACACACAAAGTCGGTTTTAAAAAAGTGCCGGAACCGGGGTTTGTGTAACTTGCAGAATTGCCTCAATGGGGGGGTAAATGGTTTTTAAAAAAAAAATGATTTCAGAAATGGATTGTATATAAAGGCGGTTTATGGGTACAATCGCATACGACAGAAGGGGATACGAATGACTGCACGGTCAGACAAGATCACGTGGCGCGGTAAGAACAAACAAAAGATTGGGCAGGGCGAGGTTGGTCGTCCGGGCGTATCGGTAAACACTCCGCTGACCCGAAGGCAGGAATTGTTTGTAAAGGAGCTGGTCGCAAAGGATGGCCAGATCACACTGCGCGAGGCCGCCATCAACGCGGGGTATACGGCAGGCTCTGCACACACCCGTGCATATGAGCTGACAAATCCGGATCATAGCCCACACGTCTGCGCAGCGATCCAAGCATACCGACAAGAGCTGGACGAGAAATATGGAGTGACGTACCAGCGCCATCTGCGCGACCTGCAAAAGATCAGGGACGTGGCTTTGCAGAACGGGGCATACTCTGCTGCCGTCCAGGCCGAGTACCGACGAGGGCAGGCGCAGGGGGATATTTATGTTTCCAAATCCGAAATCCGTCATGGCAGCATCGACAGTATGTCGAAGGACGAGGTCATGAAGGCCTTAGAGGAGCTAAAACAGTCTAATGGCGAAATCACTATCGACATTACTCCCGAAAGAACGAGCGATACCGACGACGGCAGCGAACAGGGAGAGCGGGTTCTGGAGGACGATGAAAGCGGGGATGGCGACGACGAACCGGAACCTGACGGCGACCCGTCTTGAGTCGTGGGCGTTGCCGGGCGTTCCAGACGTCATGCTCTGCGATGAGCGGGGTAAGTTCCATTTTGTCGAACTAAAGGCCACAGCGGGCCGCGCAGTCGATTTACGGCCCCATCAGGTCGCGTGGCTCCACCGACATGCGAAGTTAAAGGCCAGCGTCTGGGTTTTGGTGCTGAAAGTCGCGACGAAAACCAAGCCCCAGGAAGTGCGTTTGTATCCGGGATCGAAAGCCTCCGACCTGAAATTAGAGGGCATGGCGGTTGAGCCGTTGTACCTGGGATCAGAAGAAATTGATTGGGATATGATTTTAGGGTTGATTGCTCCCATATAGTCGCGTATGACTGTTGCGTCATAACCAAGGGAGATACGACATGACGATATGTGCGAGACCGCACCTGAACGGGAACGACGCTAAGGATTTTGCTGCGACCAGCGCGCTAATTTCTAACGCTGCCGAAGAAATGGAGACGGCGCTGCGATATCTGGTAGGAACCCCGTTTCACGGCAGGAACTACCAGAGCAGGCACTCGCCTAATTTAAGCCGGGCGCACGATCTGGAAATTGCGCATGAAATGTTTGAGGCCGTCTCCAAAATGCGGGACCTAGCCCGCGATTTGGCCATTGCGTCGATGGAGGACTGACCATGAATTTGCACGAGATACAGAATTATACCGCCCGGTTTAACATTAGCGATAGCGAGGCGCAGCGTATTGCTGAAAAGGCTGAAACCGAGGCTGATTTCATAAAGATTTGGGACAGCCACGACGAGTGGATGGACGAGAGCGAAGAATTAGAGCGCACTATTGACCTCGCGTTTTCTAAATTTGACAGACGTCGGACCGAGCGCATTGAACATGACGCGCTTTTGATGGACAGCGAACGTGCTCGGCGGGGGTGGTATTAGAAATGTTCTTTTTGTTCAATTGGATTTCACGGCTGATCTATGGCGCAGAAACCATGGAGCGTGCGGAGCGAATGGTGCAGAAACGGCGCAGGCCCCGACGCCGACGATAATTTTCTAAAAAAACATGTTGACTGCCAGAACGGCCTATGCGAGAACCCGCATAGGCCGTTTGTTTTGAACGGCTGACACAGGGAGAATATCATGACTTACGTTACGAACGCATTCCAGCACGGCATTGGGAACGCTCAGGTCTCGAGCCAGTGGTTCAGCCGCCCGGACGATCAGAAGTTTCTGTCGCTGGACGATATGCTGGCGTTTAAAAAAGTCGATGCGGGCCGAATGACTAGCCGCATCGTTGACACTCACAAGATGCAAGTGCTTGGCGACGTTAACGAAGGCAGCCCGACGGCAGGCGAGATCACTATTGAGTACCGTGACGACGCTAACGGCGAGCATCAGAATGCCCCGACCAATTGGTCGTTCGGTCAGCTCGCGTCGCTGTCCGGCGCGCCTGCGGGATATTTGCGGGACCTGCCCGCACCGTTGGCGGCGGACTGCATCCAATGGGGGTTGCGTTATAATCGCAACCGCGAACTCCTTAAGGTTTACGGTAGCCAAACAGAAGGCGGCGAGCTGCGAGCTGCAACCGGCCCAGATTATGGCCGGATTTTTGACTGGGAAATTCTCGAGCCCATCAAGCAGTTGGTTGACGATAGCGGCGGGCGCTGGAAAGTTCCCGGCATGATGACCGGCAGCCGCGACGGCATGGCCGTGTACGACCCGGACGTTCCTGTTACGCTGCAAACGACAACGCTGTTCGCCAGCGACCGCGACGTTTTCGCGTTCCTGGTGGATGATCGCAACCCGATTGAGGTCGGCACGTTGCCGAACGGCGAACCGGATTTAATGTTCCGCGGGTTTTACGCCTGGAACAGCGAGACCGGAAGCAAAACGGCAGGGATTGCGGCCATGTATCTGCGCGGCGTTTGCATGAATCGGTGCCTGTGGGGCGTAGAAAACTTCTCAGAGATTAAGATCAGGCACACCAAGTTCGCGCCGGACCGGTTCGCGCATGAGGCCGCGCCAGCGCTGCGTAGCTTTGCGCATGGCGAAACGGCCACATTCATTGAGGGCGTCCAGGCAGCCAAGGCCGCCAAGGTCGCACATGATGACGACAGCCGCCTGTCGTTTTTAACCAAGCGGGCCGGATTGTCCGCACGCATGGCGCGGGCCGCTAACGCCCGGCACATAGAGGAAGAGGGTCGCCCTGTGGAGACAGTGTGGGATGCTGCGCAGGCTATAACCGCCATCGCCCGCGACGTTCCGCACCAGGACGACCGCATTATGGTGGAGCGCAAGGCAGGCGCGCTGCTGGATAAGGTGGGCGGCTGACAAAGGGAGCTAATTCATGGACAGCAATCAATATACAAAAACGCAGGCCGCGATGCTGGCACAGGTGAAAGCAGCGGGCGGCATCCCCGTGAGCGAGTGGACGAGTGGAATGGGGCGCTACACCAAGCGCAAGGCCATCCCGCCGCACTGCGCGGCAGTCTACGCGGACACGCTGTCAGCGTTCCCTAAGCGGGTTCACGGCTTGAAGGCTCAGCGCCCCCGCGTTCGCGAGTGGGTCATTGTTGCCGACATGCGCGCAGCTAACGCGCTTCTAAAAGAAAAAGGAGTGGCGCTATAAAGGCGTGGCGCTATAATGCAAACGCCCGCCCGGCCTAGCGCCCGGCGGG